CTGTTGCAATGTTTTCAGAGACATCTCAGAAAAAAAAGGGCCCAACTGCAATGACAGATAAACAATTTGGAACAAAATGAATAAATACTTAAAAATAACTTGACAATGACCTGAGAACTGTGGTATAATATAGACTGAAGATAAAAAAACATTATTGAGAATGTCTTATGAAAATCAAATTATACTCCAAACACGTAGACTTCAAACTTAAGGCTGCCATTCATTCGATGTGTGGATACGCCATATCAAGTTTAGGTATTTCCAACAGAATATCAAAAAATTTAAATCTTACAATTCATATGGGTCATCATTCAACTGAAGGTGAAGCCAGAGTGGCAGAAAATGCTAACAGGTATCGACCTAGAGATTTCAAAATTTATTTGGATCAACATCGAATGGAAAAAGATGATTATAATAGATCATTAGAAGATACTGAATGGGGTCACAGAGTTCTCAGAACATTGGCTCACGAATTAGTTCACGTTAAACAATACATCAGAGGTGAGTTGACTTGGAGGGATCGTGGACTTCTCTGGAAAGGTGTTAGTCATAATCCTAAAAATCTTTTACACTATTATGACCTTCCTTATGAGATTGAAGCACATGGCCGAGAGTATGGTCTTTTGTTTGGGTTTCTGTTAGTTTGGACAGACATTGAAAAGAAATACAAAAAAGAATTAGAAGAGTTGGCATAGAACTATGAAAAAAGAAAATAAACTCGGCAGAAAGTTTGCTGCCTGCTGGGGAAGAACAAATAGCAAGTTTCTAAAACGAATGGCCAACAAGGGTGTTCGTAAAAATGCAAAGATGATTTTATTGAAGGGTATATAATGGCATTTAGAGAAATATGGAATGGCCCAAGTTTTCTTAATAGGTCTGATGTTGTACGGCGTATGGCCGAAAGAGACAATGCCGGAAAAAGAAACGAGAAGGTTAAAAAGACTAAGAAAACTACGAAGAACACTACCGCAAAGATTGGGACGCCGATTTATGGGACTGAGCATATATGAGATGATGAGAGCCATTGGCCACCCGATTGACCTACTAGGAAACTCCCTCAATACAAACAAAAAAAAATAAAAAAAGCACGAAAAAAACTTGACATCCTGTAGAGTTTACTGTATAATAGTAAGTGAAGGTGAGGGATTGACCCTTTCCAAATAACCCCCTTGAGATTTGATATGAAGAAAAAAGCTTGGTTAGTGGATGTGATTGCCAAACGAGATAACGTGAGTGCAGAATCCAGAAAGATGTTTTGGGATTTGTCAGAAGGAAGAATGTGGGCAATGGATGAAGTAAAAAAACTTATGGGTGATGTGTTCTCTGATTTTGAAGATGAACATTTCGTAATTAAAATTAATGATTTTGAAATTGCATAAGGAGAATATTATGATAGAAGAAATTGATTTAAGTTTAAACAGAAGTTTAGAAGAACTTGTTAATTCTTATTTTGAAGCTGAAAATGAAGGTATAGAATCTAGTGCATTTTATGCATTAGAAGATTACCTCTCTGGAATGGATGCTATTTAAAAAAATGAAAATTGTATCAACCAAACAATTCTGGTGGAGGTTCAACCACCTCAAACGAAATGGTGGCGAGATAACTGTTACAGATAGAACACCTGAGATGGATGTGAAAGAGTTCAATCGAATTGAACTGCTGGTAAACAAACGTGTTCGCTGGGAAATCGGGTCAGAAGGTATGGCAATTTGGAATGCTTGTGGAGTTAAAGATATTCCAACATTAGCCAAAGCATACGGCATCAAATGAAAATATATCACACATCTCACTTTTACAACAACTCTCCCCTGAGAACATATCTTGCAGGAGAGCCAATGTTGGAGAAGCCAAAGATAAAAGACAACTCTCCAGCAGTAATCCTTTCTGCGAGTCTTGTAAAAAAAATAAAAAAAGTTAGAAAAAAACTTGACATTTAGCTCTAGCTTTGATATACTATAAGTGAAGGTTGAGGATTGACCTCTTCCAATTAACCCGAATGAGAATGATTATGAGTAATTTGAAAGTAGCAGAAACAATCCTTGAACAACTCGGAGGTAATAAATTCCGTATGATGACAGGTGCTAAAAATCTTGGTGGAACAGAAGATGCTCTGTCAATGAGAATTGGCCGAAACAGTTCAAACTCAAACTATCTGAAAATTACATTGAACTCATGGGATTTGTACGATATGAAATTTTCTAAGTTGACCAGAAAGTTTGAAGAGAAATCTGTCAAAGAATATAAAAATATTCACAATATACATTTACGTTTGATGTTCACAAAACATACTGGAATGCATACTTCCTTATTTTAAAATTAGATATGACAAATATTTTACACAAGATAGAGACTTTATGTGATTGGGGATTTCATGGATTCATCATTTATTTGATAATCGGTGAAGCTCTTTTTCTTACAGTAGGATGGATACTTCCTACTTTCATTTTTTAATTGGAGATTGTTATGATGATGTGGATGGAGGAAATTTTTACAGCGGTATTGTTGTTTGGTTTAGCTTACCTTGCGGCAGTTATTATTTTGAGTTTATAATTTAATTGAGAATGTATTATGAAAAAGTGGGAGCAAAAAAAGAATTACGAAAAGTTTTTAGAATCATTAAAGGCTAAATCAAATAAAAAATAGAAAGATTATATTATGAGCATGGAATTACATACATTGAGAGCAGTAAAGATCACCAAAAATATTTTTGAACTTAGGAGAGTGAATAAAGAAATAGAAGAAGTTTCGAGAATTATGGAATTATTGGAAAGAAAAAAAACGATATTAGAAAATTCTTTTTAAAAAAAACTTGACATTACTGTCTGGATTTGTTATAATATAAGTGAAGGTTGAAGATTGACTTCAATCGTTTTGAAAATCCTTAAATGGAGATTTGTTATGAGTATGAGTAAAGTACATTGTGAAAAACTTCTGGAACGTGCCCACTTAATGGGTATGGATGCTGGTCGTAGAGTCGGTGTGACTCCGATGTTAGTCGGAACTCCTACTGAGTTGATGGGCAACGACATTGACTATTCCAAACCTACATACGTTGTAGAGGATGGAGTATGTGGTTTTGCTGGAGTAGTAATTAAACCTGCTCGTGGTAAGTTCGTTTCTTATCTTAAAAGTATTGGAATCGGTCACAAACATTACTACGGAGGTTACTACGTTTCTGTTCGTGTATTCAATCAGTCCTTGACTCGCAAAGAAGCTTATGCAAATGCATATGCCAATGTTCTGAGTGAAGCTGGATTCAGATGTTATGTGGATTCAAAAATGGATTAATATGATTAATATAATTAATATATTAGTCGTTACAAAATACACACTACGAATAAGCATTCTATTGTTTTTTGCTTATTCGTATATTTCATTTTTTGATAAATGGAATTGGTATATAATGTATATACTTAATATTGTTGAAAAAAGTAATTAATAAAATATTATGACATTCCACACCGTTGCACCTGGCTGCACTTTTGAACCAGAAGAAGAAATAATTATCAATCCAATAGTCGGTACTAAAGGCGGTTCTGCTGATAAAGAACCAAACGTTTTCAGAAGAAGGTCTGAACTAGAAGACATTCCAGATAATTATGTTGAACGAATGAGAGTCAAAAAAACTTCTACTGTAAATGTAATAAATCGTGAACCGAAAATGCCTGAAGGATTTACAGTCACGATTGCTTATAACAAATCGGGTTATCAATTGATTCCTAAAGAGGATTTGAAAAATGCATGAATATACTGTTGAAACTTTATATCATTTCAATTGTGGAGTGTGTAAGAACTGGTGGAGTTATGCTGTAATACCTACTGTAATATATGGGGCTGATATGCATTTACCATCTAACATAGATTATTTTTGCCCCCATTGTGGTGCAGATGAAAAAGTAAAAGTGAAGGAAGGATTCATAAATGTTTAATGTAGACAAGATTGCAGAAAAAGTTGCAAACGAACCAATGGAAGATGTTCAGGAAGAGGATGTTCCTCAGCACGTTATAGATGAAAATCGTGCAGACTTGATTAGGGAACGAAGGAAAGAATTGGCTCAAATGGAAATGTATGATGATCCGTATATGAATTGGAGTGGCAACCGATAATAGAGAAATAATTATGGAAGATTATCTAGGAGGAATAAAAACAAAACCTGAGTTATTTTTAAAACTAACCAAACGTATTTCCAGACCAGAGTACACTATGAATTTTATGGAAGATCGGAATGGTAGGAAAGCAATGTTTTATAATTACAAAGGGCCAGAGTTTAATGAAGGAGATTGTGTTCTTCTCAAAGCAACGATTGCAGAACATCGGTTAGACAAATATGAGAGAGGAAAACCTTTAACATATTTGAATAGAGTAACAGTTTTAGAAAATAGAGGAACGATATAAGAGACAAAATGTTTGATCATATTTTAGAAAATTATCAAGATTCTTTTAGTAAAAAAACATATTCAAAAGAAAATAATGAAAACGATCTTCTGATGAATATTTTTGATATTTCTCCCCAAATAAAACGAGAAAATAAACAATATTGGGGAAGAGAGTTAGGAATGTGTTGGCAAATGATTGTAACAGAAGTATGTAAATCTTCTAATATATTTGCCGGGCCGTTGAAAGATGGTGCAAATGAACCATGTGATTTAAGAATGGGAAATTTTGCAATTGATACAAAATATAGATTGGGGTCGGGCGATTCTGGAACTCTTAAAAAGTTTAAACAATATGGTTCATTATTGAAAGAGCGAGGATATAAACCTGTGCTTCTTTTATTGAGAGAAGACAATCTTTCATCTGCAATTACAGCTTGTCGTAAAGGTGGATGGAAAATATATGTAGGAGATGAATCATTTGAGTTTATTAAAAAGGTTTCTGGAATTGATATGAAGAAACATTTAATTGAAAAATCAAAAACATATAGAATAAGAGAAAAAACCTAAGCATTCCGAGTCGGTGGGCGGATGGTCAGATATAGCGAAATGTTCGTGACAGGACGCTAGGTGTAACGCACCCTTAATTGATTCTGAGGTAAGAATGTTATGTGTGAGTGTTGCGATTAAGTCCCTTTCATTTAAGAGATGAAATTCAATTGCATATACTAGAGCGGCGATGACGATTCGTGAGAAGTTCGCAGGCCAAAGGTTCTAGGTATCGAAGTACAAGGACATGAACATGGTTTTTTCTTTTTTACATTAATCTTATAGAATAAAATTATGAATATTTTTTACTTGGATAAACGCCCAGATGATGCAGCGGAAATGCATTGTGATAAACATTGTGTTAAGATGATATTGGAATATGCTCAGATGTTATCAACTGCACATAGAATACTTGATGAAGATTTAGCTCATCCAGACTTGTATAAGATTGCACATAAGAATCATCCATCAACTATATGGACACGTTCATCAAAACAACATTACGATTGGTTGTTTCGATTGTTCAGAATGTTGAGTGCCGAATACAGTATAAGATATGGATTAATAACTGAGAGTAACGATACGTTTAAAGTTCATAAATCATGGGTGAAACTTGGAAAGATTTTAGAAACTGCACCAAAGAATATAGAAGACAACGGCTGGGCAGATCCCCCACAATGTATGCCAGATCATTGTAAAGATGATGATGTGGTTAGGGCATATCGAAATTATTATATAAAAGAGAAGAGCAGTTTTGCTAAATGGGACTACAGTACAAAACCCAAATGGATGTTGAATTAAATGGAAGAAAACAGAGTTCAAATATTCATCAATGAAAAAGAGATTCAATACTCACATCAGAATATTGTAGCAACAATTAATTCTTTTTTGCCTTATTTGACAAATGACGATTTAGTTCATCTGACAGAAGATGTTTCTTCAATGATGGGCCGGAGAAAAATAGCAGAAGATAAAGCAAGAGAAGAAGGTAAGAATATTCCAATACAATCTAATCGACACGACACATAATTGAAAAATCTAGATAAAATATGGAGCAGAATAGGTTCAGTAACTATGAAAGAAGTAGTTGTGGCTGTTCTTGAAGATGAAATAGAAGTGCATAAATCACGATTAAATCCATCTCATTCCAAAATTGATATTCTATATCTTCAAGATACTATTAATGTTATTAAGTGTAGAATAAAAGAAATAAAGGAAGATGGAAGTTGAACTAATTGACCAAATGGGCAACGATACAAGTATCGTCAATGCCGCAAGAGTTTCTTTTGGTAAGCGCATAAAAGAAATGTCTGAGGGTGATACCAAACTAATCAAGTATCTCGCAAAACATAATCATTGGAGCCCATTTGGTCATGCATCTTTACAGTTTAGAATTAAAGCACCAGTATTTGTAGCAAGACAATTAGTAAAGCATACTGTGGGGCTTGTCTGGAATGAAATTTCCAGAAGGTATGTTGATTATGAACCAGAGTTTTATGAAGTAGATAAATGGAGAGGCAAACCAGTAGATAAAAAACAGGGATCAAGTGATAGAGAAATAGAATGGGTTAGTAGAAGTCAGAGAACAGGTGCTTTACAAACAGCAGTAGAAAATCTTGCACTACATAATTATAAAGTTTTGCTGGATGCAGGAGTTGCACCAGAACAAGCACGAATGATTTTACCACAAAGTATGATGACTGAGTGGTATTGGTCGGGAACACTATATGCGTTTGCAAGGGTTTGCAATCTCAGGTGTGCCTCAGATGCACAGTACGAGACACGTATTGTTGCAAATTTAATAAATAAAGAATGTGATAAGTTATTCCCGATATCATGGACAGAGTTGAGAAATACTAAATAATAGTACATTCACACTACTACGGAGGATATATATGGTAGATAAGGCTTTGGGTTGGATTCGCCAACTCACAGAATTAGGACTCGCAGTAATTGCACTTGGTGTAGTCCTTCAAATAATTTTCGGAGCAGCAATTCCTTTTCTTGGATTGGACATTGTTGGTTCGGTGGTTGCACTTGTAAAACAATTTGGCTCAGAAGGTTTAGTTGGATTGGTTGCAGTATGGGTTCTATGGGGAATCTACGAAAAAAAGTAATACCCCTATAGTCGTGTATTATAATATTTAAAAAGGGAAGGGGTCTTGTAGGCTTCTTCCCTTTTTTTTTGTCTAGGAGAAATTAATGCGAATTGAAGAAGATATAAAATTAGATTTTGGCGATGTTTTAATTCGGCCAAAACGTTCCACTTTAGTATCCAGAAAAAATGCAGTACTGGAAAGAAAATTTAAGTTTAAGTATTCTGATGACATATGGACAGGCATTCCTATAGTTGCCTCTAATATGGATCACACAGGAACGATTGCAATGTGTCATGTTCTCATGGAAAAGAAAATACTTACTGCCCTTTGCAAGTTTGTTAAGTCATCAGAATGGGGTTGGAATGAAAATATAATGAGAACGATTGGATTAGATAATGATTTAGAATTTCATACACCAAAATGGATATGTATCGATATTGCAAATGGTTACACCGAAAGGTTCTTTAATTACATAAATAAAGTTAGGGAGAGACATTCCAATGCAATTATAGTTGCTGGTAATGTTTGCACTCCCGAAGCCACAGAACAAATAATTCTTGCAGGAGCCGACATAGTAAAACTGGGAATTGGGCCAGGGTCAGTTTGCATCACACGCAAAATGACAGGTGTAGGGTATCCTCAACTTTCTTGTATTATCGAATGTGCAGATGCGGCTCACGGATTAGGTGGCCACGCAATGAGCGATGGTGGATGTACTGTGCCTGGTGATATTGCAAAGGCATTTGGTGCCGGTGCAGATTTTGTGATGTTAGGTGGAATGCTTGCAGGCCACGATGAATGTTCAGGTGAAATAGAAAATGATACAATGACTTTTTATGGAATGTCTTCAAAAGAAGCACAAATAAAATATTATGGAGAGAAACAATCTTATCGTGCTAGTGAAGGAAAGGCAGTCCAAGTTCCTTATCGTGGTAGAGTAGAAGATACCATCGAAGAAATTCTTGGAGGATTGAGAAGTTCTTGTACATACGCAGGAGCAGAAACATTAAAAGCTCTTCCGAAATGTACAACTTTCGTGAAGGTAAATCGACAACTTAATGAGGTTTTTAACTGATGAAGTCTGTACTAAAATGGTGGTTAATATTTTGTATGACCATACTAGGAATTGGTGCTTGTTTTTATTTCGATGTTCATAAGAGTTTATATGAATCCGATATAACTAGGTTGAGTTTTCTTATACTAATTATTTTTGGATGTACTTCTGTTTGGATAGGTTCGCTAACTTATCGAGTCGGAATATTACAAGATTATAATCAAAAAGGAGATGTAGGATGGTTCGTTTCAGAATCGTGTCTTGCACTTGGAATGGTAGGAACCGTTACTGGTTTTCTAATAATGCTAGGGACGGCATTTGAAAATGTTGATGTATCAAATGCAATTACTCTACAAAATGCATTATCAGATATGGCAGTAGGAATGAGTACTGCATTGTGGACTACATTAGTTGGTCTTATATGTTCTCTCATTATTAAAGTTCAGTTAGTTAATCTTGAAGTGGCTTTAAATGAATAATGAAAAATACAAATCCACCATTGGTTTTACAGATCTGCTTTTTAACATTCTTGTTGGTTTTGCATTTCTTTTCATCATAGCGTTTCTTCTAATAAAACCAGAAGCAAAGAAAAAAGATTTTGAACGGAGAGCCGAATTTGTTGTTGTGATGGAATGGGATAACGATGCTAGTGGAGATATAGATCTCTATGTAGAAGATCCCACGAACAAACAAGTTAGTTTCAGATATCATAATCACAACTTTATGCACTTAGATAAAGATGATTTGGGTGCAATGAATGATACTGTAGTTAATGCGGATGGTTCAACAACTACTATTGCAATCAATAGAGAAGTAGTAACTATTCGTGGAATTATCAAGGGCGAATATACTGTCAATGGCCATTATTATTCTGTAAGAAGTTATGATAAGCTTACTCAGGAAAAACCAACTATAACAGTAAGAGTAGAGTTACACAAAGTAAATCCATATACAATAGCATGGGTAGGAGAGAAAACGTTTACTCATAAAGGACAAGAAGAAACTTTTTTGAGATTTAGATTGGACAAAGATGGAAACATTCTTCCACCATTTACATTTGAAAAGAAAAAGTTTGTGACTCCGTTGCAAGAGAGAATGGGTAATATACAGCCAACCAGTTTGGACAACCCCCCACAAAACTTTACAGGTGCGGCAGGAGAAGTAAGAGGGACAGACAGATGATAGAACTTTTAATTTTAGGATTGGTATTACTTTCAATTATATGTTTATGGTTGTTGATTGAAGGGAGAAAAAACCCAAAGTTTTTGATTTGGTTTATTCCTCTTGTTCTTGTTTTGGTTTCATCAACATATGTAACATATACTTCAATATTAGGATATCCAAGAATTGAAAATCCAAAAGAAGGATTATATCTTAAACATTATATTGATGAACCAAATTGGATTTATTTGTGGGTTGTATATAAAGAAAGAATTCCTATATCTTACCAGTTAGTATATACAAAGAAAACACATGAAGCATTAGAGGGTGTGAAACAGAAATCGGAACAAGAAGGAAAATTTATGGTTTTACGTGAAGAAGAGAATGAAGGAACAGGAGAGGAAGAAGGAAAAGAAGAACAAGAAGGCGGAATCACAATTGGCGGAGATATTAGTTTCTATGAATGGGATTATAAATCTGACAGTCAACAAAAGAACTCAGAAAGAGAATGAATACAGTAGTTATTTTGTCACAAAAAGTATATAGTTTTTGTGACAGTCAACAGAAGAATCAAGAGGAACGTGAATGAAAAAACCATTATTACTTTTTGTAATGATGGCGACATGGATAGTTGTTGGATGTGGAACAAGTACAATAGGTTGTTATGGACATTGGGTTAAGGGCCCCGGGCATCATAGAGGAACAAGAGCTCTTCTTAAAGATGCCCATTTACCTTATTACCAATGTGTAGATGAAAATAACAAAGGTAACAATTTAGAGAAACGGAGATATTTGTGAAGAAAATGCTATTATTAATTTTCGTAATGATGGCAACATGGATGGTTGTGGGGTGTGAAACAGTAAGACAAGCAGAGTGTTATGGATTTTGGATGGAATCAAACGATGGCCATAAGAGGGGCACTAGGTGGTCTAATCGAAATAATGTTAGACCCTATCGACAATGTGTAGAGAAATCCTCTCCATATAAAAATACAGAGAAAAGGTCACACGGATGAAGATAACATTACTAATTTTTGTAATGTTAGTGATGAGTAGTTGTTCAACAAAGAGCAACAATTGGCCAGATGGAATGACACCTTTTTTTGCAGAGTGTGAAGGAACACAAAATGTATATACAGATAATGCCTGGGGAAAAAGAAAACAAAGTCCTTGTAAGAAAGGCCGTTGGTTATTTTACGATAGAGGTGAACCAACTCTAACAAATGATTAAAGGAGAATATTATGTTTAGATTTTTTACAAACAAAAAATGGTGGTTATGGTCTTGGCTTGGCTCAATGATTATTTTGGGATCACTTTGGGTTCAAGTAAAGATTGATGTAAAAATAAATGAATGGTTTGGTCAATTTTATGACATGATTCAAAAAGCACTTGCTACACCAAATGCAATTACAATAGAAGAATATTTTGCAAGTCTATTATCATTTATTACACTAGCAGGAATATATGTTGCACTCTATGTTGTAATAAGTTATTTTACAGCTCACTATTTGTTTAGATGGCGTACAGCAATGGTTGAATGGTATCATAGTGTGTATGAGAAGGCCAGAACAATAGAAGGTGCATCACAAAGGGTTCAAGAAGATACAATTAAATTTACCCGAATAATGGAAAGTTTAGGAACATCTTTAATTGAATCGATTATGGTTTTGGTTCAGTTTATTCCTATATTATTTGGATTGTCAATAGGTATTCCAATATTCTTTTTCGGTGATTGGGAATATGGATTGATTACAGGTGCATTACTTTGGACATTAGGTGGTACTGCCTTTTTAATCGGATTGGGGTGGATATTGCGTTTAGTTGGTATAGAATATGATATACAAGCAAAAGAAGCAGCATATAGAAAAATACTGGTTATTGCAGAAGATGATGGAACTGTTAGACCAAAGAAAATTGAGGAATTCTTTGATGATGTTCGTAAAATTCATTTTTTAAGTTATATACGTTATCTATATTTTAATATTGGACGAATGGCTTACTTACAAGCAAACGTATTATCAGCTTATGTATTCCTAGCACCAGCAATAGTTGTAGGAGTAATGACTCTAGGTGTAATGCAACAAATAATAAGAGCATTTGGTAGAGTAGAAGGATCAATGCAATATCTATTAAAAGCGTGGCCTACCATTATTGAATTAATGAGTGTTTTTAGGCGGTTAAGAGAATTTGAAACTAAATTGATGGAGTATGAAAAGGTATAGAATATAAGGAGTAAGTAAAATGTTATTGTCTCCATTTAAAATAATATGGGAATTGATTGAGTTTGGACTACAAGCATTATTCGTGTATGTTCTTGTAATTATCATATTCATTGGAATCCTATTCATAGTACTAAAAGATAACAAGGCAACAAATAACACAACTACAATAGAGTATGTTGAAGTGAAGCCTTACATTTATAAGAAAGTAGAACAAGAGTGTAAAAGACCGGCAGGATGCCGTATCCTAGAGGATGGAACTATAGAATATTAAAAAACGTATGGGTAAAACTAATGGTAGCATTTTCACATTTGTCAATGATTGCTTTTGTAATATTGGGTTTGTCTATGGTGAGGTTAATGATAAACTTCAGCGCATTACTTGCAAAAAATTATAATGATGATGGAGATGATGATGTCTTTTTTTATTGGCCACATACAGCAATTAGTTTTATAACATTTTTTACTATTATACTATTTTGGTGGACTTCTTATCCGTTAAGAGATTTGACTTATTTTCCAAATGACGGATGGAATTTATTCACGTTTTTATTATATCTTTCTGTACCATTTTTGTTTTTTATGCTTTCTGAAGTAATTGCTCCACAAGCTGAAGCACACAAAGATAAAGAAGTACATTTACGTGAATATTATTACCACAATTATAAAGTTATATTAGGATTAGCATGGATGTTACAAGTATGTCTTCTCGCAAATCTTTTTGTATTCTTTCAAGGAGAATGGGCTTCATTGAAAGTAGTAGGTAGAGTTATTATGCTCGTTGTCATGGCTCCAATGGTGTTGAGTGATAACAGAAGAGTTCATGAAATCGGTATGGGAATCTTTTTTGTGGGATTTGTATATACTATTGTCAAATACCATATTTACATTTAAGAATAATATAATAAGAGGTGAAGATGAATATGAAATTTATTAAAATTATATTATGTATGTTGTTTATTTTTGGTACAATGATCATGGTCAGTCAAGTTAATGCTAAAGATAATAAAACAGAGGAGTGGCATACTCAGTTAGTTTATGATACCGTGAATGGGTGTTATCAAGGAACATATAGATGGATAATACTAGCGAATCCAGCATTGATTGGAAGACCGCCACCACCTGTTATTCAACGACAAATGATAAATCATTGTTTTTGTGTACTAGATAAAGTAAGAGTAGAATTTTCTATCGAAGAATATGTTAGATTTGCGAGATCTAGTGAATCGCTAGGAGATCTTTTCTTGAAGAAAGCATATGAATGTATTAGAGAATTTGATACGATGCGTGGAATTATTCTTATGCAAAATCCATTAGATAATGCAACAAAGACAGACAATGGGACGATTGAGAAATTAGAAGTGCTGCCTGCAGAGCCGGAAGAGCCCGAAGAGTCATCACCTGTTGAGAAACTAAACGACCAACAAACAATTTTACAAGGGTAGGACACGAATGAAAATACACAGGCTGCTTGGCTTGATGTGTTTTTCTATATTCGTTATTAGTTGTGCGACAAATAGTAACAACATATCAGTTAAAGAAAACAAAAATGATTTACCATCAGTAATAGAACGTGTAAAAAAATCCATAGTCTATGTGATGGCAAGTGCGCTCGAAAATCCAGCAACAAACCCAGCACAAAATTCTGCGTGTTCGGGTGTTGTGATAGAGAATCAATATATCATTACTAACTATCATTGCATCCATAATCAAAAATATCTCAGAATATTTTATTGGGATGAAAATGATTGGGAAGGACACGAAGTATCAATTATAGGAAGAGATCCGCTCGCAGACCTAGCACTTCTTAAAGTAACGGATAAAGAAACTCCTGTTTCTTTTCTCAAATTCGCAGAGGGCGAATTGAAAACAGGAGATGAAGTTTTTGCAATGGGTCATCCAATGGGTATGACATGGACTGTGACTAAAGGAATCCTTTCAAACACAGATAGATTTGCAAGGCATCCTTATATTAAAGCTGTTCAAACAGATGCAGCTATCAATAAAGGAAATTCTGGTGGGCCTCTTATGAATATGAAGGGGGAAATTGTTGCAATTAATTCTTTGATGATTTCTAAAGTAAATGAAAATGCAGGATTGGCAATTTCAATTCGAGCAGACATTGTAAAACACTCTGTTAAAACAATGTTAGAATATGGCATCGTGGATAGGGGTGCGCTTGGTATTATGATTACTCCATTAGGAGATGATCGACAAAGGGATAATATTTTAAAAAAGAATCCCACAGTTAATCAAAAAAATATTCCAAATACTCTTGGATTGTTGATAAGTGAAGATAAAACCATTCCAGAAGAATTGAAATTGTGGGATACAATAGTAGCAATTGATGGAATACCAATTAACAATGGCATAGAATTTGCAGAAGAAATGAATAAACATGAAATTGGTAAAAAAGTTTCAGTTACAATTATCCGTAAGAAACGATTTATTCAATTAGATTTAATGATAAGGGTGTTTGAAGTTCCTGTAGATAAAATGTATGCGAGGCCGGGAGCAGTAAACCCTTAATCATATATAAAGTAATTAGAATTGTTTCTTAAATTTTATATGGAAGATATAAATGAGTAAGAAGTTGTGGTATTCATGGGATGAGATGAGGCGAGATATTAATGTTCTTTGCCGAGATATAGTATTAGATAATTTCAAACCTCAAGTGATAGTAGGAATTTCTAGGGGCGGTTTAGTTCCTGGCGTGATGATGTCTCATTGGTTTAAACTCCCCTTTAAACCTGTGAGAGCATCGATGAGAGATTTTCCCACATGGGAAGATTACTTACCTAAAAAAACAGATCAACGAGTTCTCATTGTTGATGACATCTGTGATTCAGGCAAAACATTCCAAAAAATTTCTAGTCATATAACTGGGCCAAGAAAAGGAGATCCATTGGAAATCCGATGTGACATAAGATTCTGTTCTCTTTGGTGGAACAACGAGGCCCCAGAAGGATTTGAACCTCACTATTATGCACAGGAAATGGCTAAAGATTCAACTAAAACATGGATACATTTTCCACATGAATTGTGGTGGAATGCTCCTGTTTGATAATATTATGGGATATGATTTTGTTGCATTGTTCATTTGGAAATATGGACTTTATATTATAATAACTTATGTGATGATAGATTCATTTTGATAAATATTCATTTAAGGGGAGTTACAGACGGTAACTCTTAAACAAAAAATCTCGGAAGGAGATTAATATGAAGAAACTAATTGCCCTAGTGGCGGTGGTTGCAATGTTTGCAGCCTTTAGTATAAGTATCGTTGGTAAGAAATTACCTTCAGTTGGTTATGTTCTAGTGGGGCCACACACCGATGGTGGATGGTCAATGAGACATCATGATGGATTTCAATCATTAACAAAACATGGTTATAATGTGTCGATGGTTGAAATGGTGCCTGAAGCAGAGTCAACAAAAATATTCAACAAACTTGCACGAAAACACGATATTGTATTTGCAACCTCATTCGGTTATATGGATGGAATGGAAAAGGCTGCAAAGAAAAATCCTGACACAATTTTCATGCACGCTACAGGTTACAAAGGCAACGATACTAACTTTGACAACTATGGTTGTATGAGTTATCAAGCACGATACCTTTCTGGTGTTGCTGCAGGATTGATGACAAAAACTAATAAGATTGGTGTAGTTGGTTCACATCCAATTCCAGAAATCATTCGTAACATTAATGCCCTCATACTTGGTGCAAGGTCAGTTAATCCAAAAGCAGAAGTTAATATTGTGTGGATTAATAGTTGGTTCGATCCACCTAAAGATATGGATGCGGCCAAAGCACTTCTTGATGACAACAACGATGTTCTGTTCACTACAACCGATTCGCCTAGTGTAGTTGCCCTTGCACAACAAGTGTGGAAACGTGATGGTAAAGAAGTGTGGAGTATGGGTAATGATGCACCTATGGGACACAATGGCCCAGATAGATACATCACAGGTATGATGTTCAATTGGAATATTATGTATAAACACATACTTGACAAAGTTGCAGCTGGAACGTGGAAACCAGGCCAACGGTTAAATTGGGGACTACAGGAAAATTGTGTAGGACTATCGCCGTGGGGTGTCAATGTACCTGGCTCAGTTGTCAATCATGTTGAGACAATTAAGATGGATTGGGTAAATGACAAGATGGATAGATTCTTTCCATTTAGTGCCGGTGTTACTAAGCAAGATGGAACAAAAATTCCTGCTGGTGAAATCAAACGCCAACAACTTGATACTATGCAATTCTATGTTGAAGGTGTGAACGGCAAGTTGAACTAAAATGACCACATTATCAGTGAGCTCTATTCCGATAATTGATTTTAGATTTGAGAATGACTGCATTGAAGAAATGTACAAAGCATATTCCACTTGTGGTTTTGCTGTCTTTACTCATGTCTATGATAATTGGTTATCGGAATTTGAAGATTGGAAACAACTCATGGAAGAGTTCTTCCATCTACCACTATCAGCAAAACGACAATATGCTTATAGTGGTGTGAAAGAAAACCTTGGCTATAATTGGTTGGAGGAGGAGCGTCTGACTCCAACCATGCCTGGCGATTTGAAAGAATCTTACAATTGGGTTTCTCCTGACCGTATGCAGGAACAATACTGGCCCAAAGAAATTCCCGAATTTAAACCTCTCGCACAAAAGATAGAACGCATTTCAAGAATGTTGTCCTATCAATTCCTCTATAGATTTGAAAAAGTTCTAAGAATTCCTACAGGATCATTAGTTGAGCAACATATAGATGGTTCTGCAACCATGAGAATGATTCATTATCCTGCGTGGAAAGATAATATTAAAGAAGGACAAGTCAGAGGTGGAGCTCATACAGACTATGGTTCTATCACTTTACTCTGGCGTTTTGATGATATAAGTGCGTTACAAGTTTATGACAAAAAAGATGATGTGTGGGTTACTGTACCATCAGTTAAAAATTCTATAGTATTAAATGTTGCAGATATGTTTGCAAGATGGTCAAACGATATATTAAAATCAACGCCACATCGTGTAGTAAATGTAGATATGGATAGGCCACGATACTCAATGCCCTATTTTGTAGACCCAGGCCGTGATGTGATTATCAAAAATCTTACAAACCAACCAGACAAATATTCTCCAATTTCTGCATACGAATATCTCAAATGGAGACTTGCACAATCTTATGTGGATGATGAGTACATAGATAATGAAGAAGTGGGAAAAGATGGTAAACAACATCTTCCCGAAAATCAAGAGTATAAATGAAATAAAGAGTGTTGCGCTCTAGTGCGAAAAGATGACAACTTTTCAACATCTAGACCGGCGGAATTCGTCTATCGCTTAGTGATCTTCTGTAAAGGTAGTCTATTATTAAACTTGTAAAATTTGATTTTTGCAAGGGACTCAGAGGGGCAAACTAGCACTCTTTTTTTTAATGAGATAGTATGTTTAATAAAAGAGAAATTATTATTTGGATATTTGTAGCCTTTGTTGGTATGTCTTTAGCATGGGCTTGTAGATTAGAAGGGGCAATTATGAACGAAAATATAGGGAGACATACACATTTATTTCAATCAGTAGATTTTAAATCTCATTCGGGATTAGAACTTAAATGGAAAATTGAGTGTGATGCTATATCAGATCCAGAATGGTTTACTATCAGTCAAATGATTATGGAGATTTCACCACCATTTAAAGAGGCAGTAGGAATACCTAGAGGGGGAACTAAATTAGGAAGTTTGCTCAATCAATATGGAACAGGAAAAAGAGAAGACCCGATTTGTATTGTCGATGATGTACTTACTACTGGCGGTTCGATGGAAGAATTTAAGATAAAAAGACAATGGAGAAACCCTACTGATTACATAGGATGGGTAGTGTTTGCACGAATCAAAACACCAAAATGGATTACTGCATTATTTCAGATGCCAGTTTAACTAAATAGTTATTCCTTCAAAGATATAAGGTTGGCTGCAGGGGAAGGAATCGAACCTTCAGTTTATGACCGCCAACAACGGAATGCGTTTGCCAATTTCGCCACCCTGCAATCAATCTTTTTCTTCTAGTCTTTTCAACTCAATTGCTTGTCTATGCAATTGATCTAATACTTCATGTATACCAGCACCATTTTTATAAACTGGAATTGTTTTATTACTTTTTACTGAAAATAATTTACCATCTTTATAAACTGGAATTATTTCATCAGTCATTTACGATTAACCTAGCACGTTTCATAGCACTAATCATTCTAGTTATACCAATTCCACCACCATATCGTGGAACGAAATCGTGTGCAAGAAATTGTTCAAGTTCTGCTTCTACTCTATCTTTTCCGAATAGATTAAACAATAATTCTGCATAACCGCCTTCAGAGATAGTATAGAATTGATTTTTCATTTCATCAACATCAGTACCACGTTCCGCACTACCAATAGTTTCCATTCCGCCCATGATAACATCACATTTATTAGCAAGTTTCTTTTCCTTTTTCACATCCATTTCACCAAGTTTCATGTTCCAAAAAGGACTTGTTGATTCTGGAAAATGCGTTAAAAAGAATACATCTCCATATTCTTTATACATTTCCTCTTCATGACCGGCATCTAATTCTACACCAGTATATTTTGCTAGCACACTTTGATAAAAACCGCCAGGGAAATTTTCAGTAAAACGATTCCTTTCATGATCACATTTGAATCCAAGATGTTTACAAAGATCGTTTTCTAATTGAAGTAAATCTTCAAAATCGCCAGGAGCCTCAAATTCAAACATTGGGAAGATTAATTCATGTCTTCCTTCTTTTGGATTCTGTTCTTGTCGATATGATGTTGATACACAATAACACCCTTTCAATTCTGGTTTTGTCAGTAGTTCATATTCTAACCACATTTGACCAGTTTGAGGTAAAGGCCAGATTTGTCCAGAGTACTCGTAAGTCGCAACTGTTGTTGGATCTTCACAAGCAGCAAGTATAGATAATCTGTTTTGGGTATGTACTTCTTGAAATCCTTTTTCATCAAAAAAGGATCGGAGTTGGCGGGTTACTTCAGTAAATTCATAAGGTGATATAAGGGATGACATTGCCTCCTTTCTAAAAAAATCTCTACCTTAAAAAGAGATTTCTTTTTATTTATAAGAAATGATTTTCTAATATTTGGAAAAATGTAAAACTAAATACAGTATGAAGAAAAAACATAGACAACTTTACGATTATTGGAAATATAAAAGGAGCTCCTTGACAGAATTTAATAATCCTGTAATACAGACACTAATTGGTTTGGTAATTTTTTACATAGGACTCAAACTTTTCAGCGGAGGAATGAAGAGTATGGGGAAGCTAGAACATATGGAATACTTTTTAGGCAATCCATACTATATGTTCGTAGGTGGAATTGTAATGACTCTTCTATGGCAATCTTCATCACTATCAACTACTGCCATTATAGGATTAGTAGCGAGTGGTGCATTGCCTTTACCATCTGCAATTGCTGCTGTACTTGGTGCAAACATAGGAACTACAGGAACTATTTGGCTAGCAGGAATGTTAGTGAGCGATGGTATGCCTGTAGGGATTACTAAACAAATAGCGATGGTACATACTGGTGTAAATCTGTTTATGGCAGCCCTATTGCTTCCATTTGTACAACAGATTGCAAGATATATGTCTAAATTTTGACTTGACAAATGCATTATAAATTGTTATAATGATAGAAGAAAGTGAGAGAATAATCTGTCACATAAACTATAACATGAATAGAAAAATAATATGATTACTATTAAAGTAAAACCAAGAGATAACATGAATCATGTGTTGAGCAAATTCAAATCAATGGTCATGAATGAGGGCATCATGAAAGATGTTCGTGCTAAGTCCCATTTTGTTAAACCTTGTCTCAAAAGAAAATTGAAACGAGAAGAGGCTGCAAGACAACGCATGAAAGATGAATTAAAAGTTATCAGAAAAATACAGAATGAAGAAAAAGAATGGAAACAACGATAACATCGTTGATTTAGATCTATTTCGTAGAGAAAAATTTACTCTCAATGTTCATGTAGGTGGGTATTATGCCAATCTAGAAATGAGAGTGTATCTTCATATTGTCGGTATTACCTCACCGATGCACACTAAAAATGCAGAATGTCATTTCATTGCAGAAGATCATTTCGGAAATTTAGTTACTTTTCGTACTGATGATCCGCCGCCGGAGTTTGTTCCCTCTTCTATGGAGGAATTTTCGGCCGCAGCAATGCAGATGCCAGATCCTGAATCTCCTTTAGTGTCTTAGTATTATAAATAATTAATGAGGGTTATGGAGGGAATATTCGCAAAGAAGATTTTCTGAATCTTCTGGATATGGCCTCTCCCCTCATTAGTTTGTCATACCTACCCTATAAAAACAAAATTTTGTAATAAGAATGTTACGATTCAAAGAATACCTTATTGAGGCAAAAGAAGGTAAAAACCTTCATTTGGAACATCTAGAAGATGAAGTTCTGAACAATGGCATCAATGGGACTAGGGGCGCAATTAACTTCTTACAGTCATTGAGAGATATGCTTGCAGGAAGTTCAAAGAAAAGTGTCAACGTTACAGTTAAGTGGGATGGAGCCCCTGCGATATTTGCAGGGATCAATCCAGAGAATGACAAGTTTTTTGTAGGAACAAAAGGAGTGTTCAACGTAACTCCTAAAGTCAATTACACAGATGCGGATATAGATGCAAATCATTCCTCGGCTGGACTCAATGCAAAGTTAAAAGTTGCACTCAAGTATCTCCCAAAGTTAGGAATAACGGATGTTCTACAAGGAGATATGTTATTTACACAAGATGACTTTTCAACAGAAATAATAGATGGCATCTCTCATATTACCTTCACACCCAATACAATTACGTATGCCGTACCAAAGGAAAGTGCCAGTAAGATTGAAAAATCGAAAATGGGTATTGTCTGGCATACCACTTACTCAGGAACGAAGCTCCAAGATATGCGGGCATCTTTCGGTGCGAATATAAAAGGATTAACTAATACAAATGATGTATGGTTTACTGATGCAGATTACAAAGATACATCTGGAACTGTGAATTTTAACAAGTCAGAAACGGATAAGATAACAGCAGTATTATCTCTTGCAGGAAAAACATTTCGTAAGATGAGTGCAAATTTCATGAAACAATTGATGAATCGTGACGATATCGTGACATTAATCAAGACATTTAATAACGTGAAAGTCAGAGAAGGCCAGAAGATATCAAACACCACTAAACACACTTCTGATTTAATCAAATATATAGATGTTAAACTTCAAAAAAACATAGATAGTGTAAAGACCCCAAAAGCAAAACAAGCAAAAAAACAGACCAAAGATGCGGTTGTTGGATTTCTTTCTTCTAATAAGAAAGGCCTACAGACTATTTTCGATATGCAAAATCATTTGGTCGATGCAAAGAACATGATAATTCGCAAATTAGAATCAGCCAAAGGGGTTATGGACACCTTCATTCGTACCGAAAATGGATATCGGGTAACACCAGCAGAAGGTTTTGTTGCAATAGATCAGATGGGAAGTGCGGTGAAACTTGTTGATCGCATGGAATTTTCACGTGCTAATTTCAATGCAGCAAAGAATTGGACAAAATGAACAACCACAAACGAAATGCAAAAATAGCAACTTCTTTACACGAAGCAACCGAATGGGAAGAGATGTTTGGAGATGAAACATATCAAGATTCTCGTTGGGGCGATCCTGCAACCATCAGAGGTAAGATAGAAGTTGCACGAAATAAAGTCAAGTCAAAACAAAAAGAAGGTGATGAAGAAGAAGAACAAGACCATAGTGATCATCAACAAAGAACAAACGAATCAAAAAAATCATACGAAAAATTTATCAAAGAAGTAAGAGGAACTACGGCGGTATTCACGTTTGGTCGATTCAACCCCCCAACAATCGGTCATGAAAAATTGTTAAATGTAGTCGGGAGTACCGCTACCAGAGCCAAAGCCGAAAGTTTTGTATACACAAGTCATTCTCAAGATGCAAAGAAGAATCCCCTATCAAACGACCAAAAAATAGTATTCATGAAAATGATGTTTCCCAAACATCGAACTTCTTTCATGAGAACAGAAGCAAAAACAGCACTCCACGCATTGTCAGAAATTCATAAAACAGGAAAATTCTCAAAGGTTATCATGGTTGTAGGAAGTGATCGTGTAAGAGAATTTAAAACTTTATTGAACAAATACAATGATATAGAATCTAAACATGGTTTTTATAGATTTGAAGACATAGATGTAATTTCAGCAGGAGAAAGAGATCCAGATGCAGAAGGAACAAGTGGAATGTCTGCATCAAAGATGAGAGCTGCAGTTAAAGATAAAAATTATGATATTTTCAAAATGGGTGTTCCTTCTGGTATGTCAGAAAAAGATTGTCATACTCTTTACAATGCAGTCGCAAAAGGAATGAAAGTTAAGTTGGCTGAGATTAGGGAAGAGTGGGGATTGGATGAACTGGAAGAAGCACCAGTTAAAGCAGCAAATTCCAAACCACCATCAAGAGGGTTGTCTCCTTCACAACGAAGAAGAATGGCAATTCGTATGAAAATTATGGCAAAGAAACCTTCTTTCATAATGAAAAGAAAACGTGCAATGAAACGTGCAGCAACCAAAGCAAAACTTTTGATGCGAGCGAGAAAATCTGCAATACAAATGGTTGTTAAAAAATTCTATCCCAAACTTAAAACAAAAAGTAGATCAGAACTTAGTTATGCAGAACGTGGAAAAATCTCTGATATAGTCAAAAAGAAAGCAGGACTTATTGCTCGATTTGCAAAAAGACTTGTCAAAGATAAACGAAAACAAGATGTGGAACGTAGAAAGTCCATGAATAAACCAAAGGAGAAGTAAAATGTGTAATAACGAAGAATGCAAATGCGAAAATTGTACTTGTGATCCCTGTGAATGCACAATTGATAACCAATGTGGCTGTGATGAGGAGTTAGTCGCAACAATATAGAAAGGATGAAGTGGCTGAATATACGAATAATGAACCCTGTGAGTTCATTTATAACATAACTGCTGTAGAAAAGATTGTCGATGGAGATACTATCGATGCGATTTTTGATTTGGGTTTCGATGTACGGATATGTAATAGAATCCGTTTACTAGGAATAGACACACCAGAATCCAGAACAAGACACAAGAACGAAAAAATATATGGTAAATTGTCCAAGACTGCATTAACATCGTGGATACATTGGGCAATATTGTCAGATAGAGATGATATTGAAATTCAATGTCGATGTCCAGAATCAGATAGTAGAGGTAAGTTCGGTAGAGTACTAGGTGAACTTTGGATTAACTGTACAGAAGATGGGCATGAGTTTGGAGGATGGACAAACATAAACAAATGGATGTGTGAGAGTGGTTACGCAGTTGGTTACACTGGCCAGAACAAAGATGATGTTAAAGGCGAGCATTGGAAAAATCGTTTACTTCTAGAAGAACAGGGAGTTCATGAACTGTTACAATGGGATGAAAACTAATGGCATATTCGGATAAAGTATTGGAACATTATGATAGACCAAAAAATGTTGGTAGTTTGGATAATAGGGATAGTTCTGTCGGTACTGGTCTTGTGGGTGCTCCAGAATGTGGAGATGTAATGAAACTACAAATAAAAGTTGATAGCGATCATAAAATCAT